TAAACAATAAGTTTACAGAAAGGTTTGGCATGATACTAGAGGGAGATCTTGAGTTAAACCCAGAGAGAAGCAAACCATATGCACATTCAAAATGGTATCAGGAAATCTTGACCTTGTCACAATCCATTGAGGACAAGTTAGCTAATTCAGTGCTTAAAAGGGAAGAGGTAGACTGGCCCAAGGTTGGAATTGTTTCAGAAAGAGCTGTGCTAACAAGAAATGACATGTTTGAGATTTCGAACACAACAGCCCCAGAGAAAACAGTTGTGCTTGATGCAAAGTCAAAAGATCATTTTGTCAATATGATCAGGACATGGATGGCTGCAAAAGTAAGGTTTACATTAACTAGGAACACTATTAATTCACTTATAGATGGTAAACTGACATTTGCTCATGATTATTACATTGGATCAAATCAATTTTATAGATACACTAAAGGAAAATATTTTGAAATTAAAGCTGGTCAAGCAAAAGGGATGCATGTAATTCAGACCACTATTAAGGACAATGGTAAGAAAAGGAAAGTGACATACAGACATTTAATATACTTTGGAGAGGATGTCACAAACAGATCAATAGATGTTAATTTGACTCCTGGTGTTGCACAAGACAAGTGGCTTATCAATTTACGAGACTCTCTCACTGAGGTTAAGAAAATAGAATTGAATCGCTGGAACAAAATCAAAAGTGCAACAGATTACGGACACTTTGCTGCAAGAAAAGCTGATGATGAAGAAGATTTCTTTAAAGTGATGTTGCTGAAACCGGGTTCTGAATTCAAATCCACAGTTGTTAATGACTCATTATGCATTTCCCTTGTGTCCTCTGAAATATCATTGCCAGTCACTTACTTAAACCCTGAAATAGTCAACACTGTAGACATAGGTTATACCTTAACACATGCTGATATGGTTGTAGGAACAGAGGCATATATGAAATTGAGAACAATTACAGGGAACTTTAGCAGAGCCAGAATAGCAGCCTGGAAGGAATTGACAGATGCATTCAATTTTGTTCTAGTTGGCTCAACAACTGACACACCAGAATTCATTATTAACAAAATCATGTTTCCCTTTATTAATATGAATCTCACAACTATACAACTTGACATACTCAGAACATTTCTCATTAAGAATCCTATATTCGGCATTGGATACTCATCTAGTAGATTTACACAGTACTTATTGAACATGGGCAAGAGAAGGAGACACGAACATAGCTACCTTTGTAAAACTGTGACAGGAACTAGAGCAGATGCAGATTCAGAAGACTGGGACGTTCAGTCTGCTAAAGAAGAAATATTTATATCAGGTGGATCTAATGCTCATGAGTTCAATGATGTTGAGAGTGACGACGGAGCAGATGTGCCTGAGTTTATTGAAAGGGAATTGGAAATTGCTTCAGCTGGCGATTCAGAGTTCAAAACCAT